TGAAATCCACTTACTGCTCCTCCAGTCATCTTGTCAAGAAATCCTTTCGAAGCAGAGGTGGCTCCCCGCATGGAGGTTTTTAAGCCTTCACTAAATTGCTTCGTTTGTCGCTTCGCTTTGGATAAACCCTTCTCATAATCCTTTGTATCGAGTCCAAGCCACGCTCGTATATTGAATCCTTTAGCCATTCTTTTCCAGTTTATATAGTTTCTTTAGTTTCTCAAACTCTTCACGGGTGTGAGGCTTGACGTCTGCCTTGATTTTAGTATCCCACGGCAACGGCAAAAAGGATTTAGCATTCACTTCCTTCTTCAGATAAGGAGCAGCAGTGTTGAAGGCAAGAATCCTAGTTTGCTCCCAGCTTTCACGTTGGCTAAACTCATAGGCCTTAAATGCAGATTGAATATCTCTGGCACACATATTTCGCAAAACGGTGTCTCGGTCGATACCAATCATTATGGTGAGCAAGTAGACTGTTTCACGAATGCTTACAGCTTCCTCTTTGTTATTATCACTACCGTGGGAATCTACTTTTTTTCAACAAACTCCTTTAACGAATCGAGCAGCCCAGTTTGGTATGGAAGGAGTTTTACAAATTCTTCAAATGAGTAATCAAACTCATCATTACAGCCTTTGAAAAGGAAGTAGAAATATTTTAATTGAGCCTTTAGTGTGTCAGGAACTTCATTAAGGGATCCATACTCGTCCTCCAACATAAGGAGTGGCTCCAGGGCTTCTTTGATTATGTAATTCTTACCGTCAAATTTTATCTTGAGTTTTTTCATTGCCTACTATAAATAAGAAAACCCTCCCCCAAAGGAGGGAGAAGGTTTTTCGGGTTAAGGACTATGCAGTCAGTTTGGTTTTTACCAGTTCACCAGTTCCTTGGAACGTGATGGAAAAGCTGATATTCTCTCCTTTGGGAGCAGAGAGAGGGAGACTGGTGATGATTGCCTCACCTGCCAATTTAAAAGTGTCAGTACCTTCGCCATCTTGGTCATAAGCACAGGCTACATAAACCGGATTCCCTGAGACCATAGCCTCATACATTTCATCAAATCCATTCTGCCCAGCGAAGTTCACAAAGTTCTCGGAAGTCATTGTCCAGGTCATCGTTCCTGCGGCGAAGCTGTCCCAGATTCCAGTGTCTTTTGAACTGGTACTACGGGTAGCACGAGTGATTTCTACACTGCAAGTTGAAGAGCTGCCTATTACTGTATCGTTTACGGAGAGTAACATATTCACTCCGTCCACGACTTCATTTCTAAAAGCCATAGTTGTTAATTTTGGGGGTTATCTAAAATTGAAAGTCAAAATCTGCCCGTAGTTATTGGGGAGATCGAAAGCCTCACTCGCGGAAACCATCCCGGAGTCTTGAACTCTTACACCAGCAATATTTCCACGAACCCCTTCCAGGGCTTCACGGACCAGCATAGAGATTTCGATAACCTCTTTGTAGCTTTTGCTCCAGATATCAATCGTTACACTTACCTCATCTTTGGATAAGTTGGATTTTGAGTACTCCGGATCGATATTGGACCTTCCATAGATTATGAAAGGAAAGGTGAGATTCTCCCCACTATCATCAGCGTAGGGAACTCCGAGTGGATAAACACGATCTTGAACAAGAGTTGTGAGGGCTTCTTTGTTAAGCAGTAGGTGATTTACTGCCAGCCCTATGTTCAGCATATCAGTATTTTTTATCCATAAATTTTTTCATTCGTTTGTTGAATGATTCCTGCATTACACTAGGAATACTTGGGAGTGAGCTAAGAACTGCTTTATCAAAAAACTCAGACTTCCCTACGCTTCCACGGTTGTAACCAGATCTTGTTGAGCGTTGAACTGTACCGGAATTAATAATGTGGAAATGGTTTCCCTTTCCGGGTCCTCTTCTAGCTCCGGCAGCAGCATACACTGTATTCTCACGAGCCTTTGAGATTATCCCAATACTCTTAAGTAGATTTCCAGTCACTACACTTCCGGAATACTGTAGGTTAGATTTTGCTTGTTTCACGATAGGGTAGAGTGAGTCTCTTACCGTTCCTCGTTTTAATGCATCCCCTTCCTTTTTGGTCAGTAGTAATTTATCGAAAAGCTTATTAATCTCATTCAGGTTCAGCAGTTCTAATCCATCTTTCATTACGCAATTCTTTGACAAATGAGTATCTGTTTCCGGCTGTCAAAACTTGGTTCGATGAAATTGATGGAGTACATATTTCCATCCCACTTAATCCTGTTAGATTCAGTAATATTGTGATGATCCCAAACCGAGATTTTGATGCTCATTGAGGCAAATGCCTGAGAGTTCTGGAGCTGTGTGTTACCGGATACTTTTGTTACTTGGGCTTTGGCTACTTTAACCTTTACCCATTCGTTGACCAACTCTCCATACTCATTTCGAGAGGAAGTATTGGACCAAATTTCGATTGTATGTCTCATGCCTCCACTTCTCATTACCAGTGCCTCCTTTTATATTTTGTAACTAAAGAATCAATCACATTGGTTTTGCTGACACTAGCACCTATCACTAGGGTAGACCGTTCCTGGTCATATAGGGAAGCTGCCTTAATTATGATAGCTTGTTTTAATCCTGCGGGAAGGTTTAAGTGTCCTGTACGGAATGTGAGTTCCACCTTCGCAAAAACTGCATCAGGTAGTGCCACATCAAAACAGGTCCACGATGGAGTCACTTCAATCTCGGTAAGCTCAATCCCATCAGCAACAATCGAATCAACTTCGATCAAGGGAGCTTGATGAACTGTAATTACATTACCGGGATCCTTAATGGTAAGCTTGTTCTCAGTAACCTCCACATCAGCTGAGATTTCTCCGGAGATATAATCAGTAGCTGCTTCGATTAAGACTTGAATGTAGTCATCATCCTCCGTGAAATCTAAATCAATGTTTAATTGCTTCTTTACTTCGGCCACGGACACCTGATAGTTAGTTATGGTTTTTTGAGTCATTACGGTAGGTTTAGCACTGTGGGCTTAGTGAATAGGCTGAATATTCACTACGTCAGCCTATTCTGGATATATATAATAGAGGGAGAGACTACACTTGAGCTGAAGGAGTCTTGGTGAAGGCATTAGGGTTCAGAAGAGCCACATCAGCCAACTTATTCACGGTCACAACAATCTGACCTTTTCCAGCAAGAGTGATTTTATCAATTATCACTTCAGTCATACCGTAATCAGCTACGTGAATTTTTGAGAAGTCACCATAACCAACTTGGTCTCCGGAAAACAGGTTGCTGTAAAAGAAAGCAGAACCTTCGTAGGTACGACCTTTATCAGGCTCATCCAGCTCCGCAAGGAACTTACCGGAACCGGCATCAACAGCTACGCCTTTAGCATCGAAAAAGACACTTCGGGGAGCAATGTAAGCACCATCCAATTCCACTTCAGCACCTGCTTGCAGTTTGTCAAAACCACCTTTACTCAAGTCTGCATCGGCAACCTCGGTAGCACCTGCAATTACTTTTTCGTAAACTTCAGCAGAGATCTTTCGATCGGCACCCAACTCCATATCGGAGATAACTTTCTGCAAATAGTCATCAGTAGCAGAAGCAATAGACTCCAAGGAGAAAACCTTCTGAACAGAGAATCTTCGAGGACGAATCAGGTTACCATCGGGAGTAACAGTATCTTTGGTTACAGCAGCAAGCTCAGTAAGCTTTTCACCTACGATAGGATCTTGGAAAGGCAAGGTGTAAGTGCCTTTTGCTTTGGGGTTGAAATCAACTCCAAGTTTCTCCCACAAAGGAGCTTTACCCATTATACTCAGCGGAGCAACACCATTAGGGGTAACTTTGGCGGTGGCGGTAGTATCACCGTCAACAGCGGCACGTTCGATCATTACGGAACCACCTTGGTTAGTCTTGGCAGCTTCTCGAATCAGTTCAAATTTATTCATTTTCAATTCTGGCTTAGGATTAGTTTTATCTTCTAAATCACGTTTTACTTCCTCAGTCTCAGAGGGCTTTTCGTCCTCTTTGACCTCTTCTTTTTTTGGCTCTACCTCTTCCTCCTTAGGAGCTTCCTCCTCCTGTTTTGCAGGTTTCGGGTCCTCTTTGGAATCTCCCTCAGCAGGATCACCCTCACGGGTAGCTTCATCTTTCTCAGAAGGAGTTTCAGCGGTAGGCTCGTTCTTTTCTTCCGTGGGTTCAGGCTTATCCTGCTCCACGGGTTTCTTTTCGTTCTCAGTCATATATTCACGGATTATGATGTTCGTCCCTGAGTAAGCTCCTTCGGAGACAATGGACACATCTTTAATTAGGTCTATGGATTTTATATACCGGATCAATTCATCCCCTTCGTATCTATCCTCCCAGTCTGTCACCCTCCCGATGAATGAGCATTCATCGAGATCACCACGACCAACTTGTTCAAGGGTATCCTTATGAAGTTGAGTGCTCCCCATAGTGACTACAGCCTTAAGACCATAGTCATCAGAAACAAGTTGGAGTGTTCCGGAACGTGTCCGTCCGATGATCTTATTCTTGTCGTGGAATAACGTAGCCAGAGTATTAGTCGTGTCGGCTCCATCGTATGTTCCAGGTAGAATTATCTCTCGGAAGGTTTTTCCATTCTCGGTGATTGGTTTGGATTTGGAGTTAAATACAGAAGCGTAGAACTCAAGAATTGCGGCACCATTTTCCTGCCGGACAATTATTCTACTCATCTTTATTTCGGTTATCGGTTAAAGCTTTATTTACAATTGGAGAGTCTTTGAGGAGCTGATTAAATTCAGCATATCTCTCAAGAGGGATATACTGGGCTTGGGTAAAATGATACTGACCAAACTCTCCTGAAACACCTTCAAACCCTAGTCTCTTATTAGCTTGATCCGGAGTCATCAAACCGTTATTAACAGCATTTGTCAGGGCTGATACTTTATCTCCGAAGGTGACTTCCTTAAGGGCATCCAAGTCAAACACGACTTTATAACCCTTCTGAATTTCATCCCTGCTGAGCATCTTGAAAGCAATTTCAGATGCATAGATATTGGCAATGTTTGCCATAGTACCACTCACAAAAGTTGAAGTCTGTTGCTCTACATTCTGTTGACTATCATTTGCAGAGAGCATCCAGTTTGGAATCTGGTAGAGGGAGGTAATAGTATCCCTGGTAAATTCAAGAGTTTGAATGAGCTCTTGGTCAGCAAACTTTACGGCTAGGGGAATAATCTTTTCACCCAATCCTAGGTGGATGGTACCTCCGGCATTGTCTGTTCCGGCATACTCTTTAGCAAACATTTTCTTATCTGCTATCACTTGTTCGTACTTACCGCCAGCAGGGATAGTTCTTTCAATGGC